AACTATTTTCTTATTGCAGGTATTTCTAATAAAAAACACATTCTTAAGAGTAGCCGATTCTAACTCAGAATAAGTTCGAGATACTTCTACACTAGGTTTCGAAAGAAATATTTCCTGCTTTGCTTTATACCAATCATCTTTAGCTTGGCGATCTGCTGTTTTAACTTCATCTACAGACATATCATATCCTACTTGAACATCACAATAAAGATTAGAAAATTGTTCAATCAATGCAGGTATAAAAGAAGTTACCACAACGTAAGACAAACCTAATGGTAATATAGCATCACGCATTAAATCTGGCCACTCCATTTTGGTTTCTTTTTCTCTACCTGAAATTTGTGATATAGCCTTCAGAGCAAAGTCTCGCATGCTCATAGGTTTATATAACGTTTCTTCATAGTCTTCTAATCTCGTTCTTGTTCGAACGTGTTCTACATATGCTGATCTAGTATTATAATAGCAACAAATATGTTGTGAAGGAGGACGGCCTCTATTTTCAAACCAATAGTTCAATTTATAGAGCACATAATCTTTCCACAACGCAATCTTCAATTTGGGGTGAGTGCTATACATATAGTGAGATAGCATGGTATCTTCTAAAGAAGAAGGAATAAATGCCCATGGATTCTCACAAAACCGCTCAACATACTCAAAAACCATATCACTCAAGTAGGAGATAACGTCACATACTAGTCCAGAAAACCAATCCTGCAGCACACTCTTCACAGCATGACCCATCCTACGAAGTTCTGCCAATAGATCTTTGGATGACAATATTCTAGAACCAATATCATTCAACTTCATACTTAGGATCTTATCTATTAGTTTCTTACAATACTTAACTCGCTTACGCTCAACGCCGGACTGACACATCAACGAATATTTAATAGTATCTTCTGCTAATAAAATAGACCCTTTATCAAAATCAAATAAATCAGGCTCCGAACACTTAATCACATCAGCATTCCCAGGAGACATAAAATGCAAACTAACTGCTTCTTCAGCTGAGCTTAAAGAATAATTACTATGTAAACGAGGTTCACCACTATCTTCTGTTTTAATTTCAGGAACCTCCGTATAGATGTCTGACTCAAGTCTATTCTTAATATTTTCCAAATCTTCAGACAAGCGTTTGACTTGTAAATACATAGTAGCTCGCTCGTACGGATCTACAAATGATTCTCTATCAAGCTGTTCGCTTATTTGATTCTTAATAACTTCTTCTATGGGAATAGTCTTATAATCCGGTAACGTTCTAGAAGCTTCATCATCAAGTAATTGTTCACTAGCCGGTTGCACAATAGGGTCGTGATTGATTTTACTATCTCCAAGATCAACAAGCTGCTCCGCAGGCTCAAGAATAACTTCTTCCTCTCCAGATAAACAACTTCCTTCTTCAGAAATAGACTCTAAAGCACCATCATAAATCTTCAACAATGGACATTTATCTCTATCAGCAATACATTTATCACAATTAAGATTTATAGGAAAGCCATGACAACAATAATATCCTTCATCATATACTTTCTTTCCAATATCCAAAACATCTCGCTGATTAGCATAGTGATTAGATGAATGCCATACTAAAAACTTTAAAGTCTCTTCTATATTTCTATCCTTCATCTCCTTACCATCAGGCCCTATAATGGGCACCCATCTGTGTAATGCATCATATTCTGTAACAGGTTGTCCAAATTCACTCTTTACATTAACGCCTTGATCAGCTATCTCACATTCATAACATGTAAACGTCCACGCATCAGGTGCTATTTTAGCTCTGTCATCTTCGGATAATTTCTTATAGTCTATGCTAGTGGATCTGTGTTCAGCACTGCTAGTTTGTTTTAAGTATTGAGGCCTAACTTCACCCACTATTTTGGTGTGTATTCGCCTATTAACTGCTGATGCAAATCTAGCATACTTCTCAAAATCCTGCGTAAAACTATTTGAAGCCCATCCTTGGATGAGTGCTCTATCAAATAAAGTACCTTTCTCCTTGATATCTGCACCTAATAATTCGTGCGGAACGTTGTTATCGCTTCTCAAGACCCAATCAGCCATATTCAAAAATGACGCACTAGTAGTAGCATCAGCATGCATAGCAGCTGAATCGTCGATCATTATTACGGTCTTATGATTGGCCCAACCGGATTGGAACTTATTAGCTTGATTAACATAATATACATATTCTTCTGTAGCAGGTATACTGTTACTTCTAGCTATTGTATGACACATCAATTTTAACAAATGGCTTTTACTAATACCAGAACCAGATGTTAAAACAAAATGATAAGGTTGTATTCTTGATCCTGTTTGAGCTTCAACACGTTGACATTCAACTTGAATACTATCAACCTCTTTAAGCCAATCATCAACTAACTTTAAATCTATACCTCGCTTTGATTTTCTAATGGATTGAAGATCTTTCCTCAATTGTTCAACATTATGTAAAAAACCATAATGTTTATATCCTTTAATAAATTCTAAGTCGCCTGTAGCATATAGTTTAAAATCTTGACGAATGACACGAACTCTGTCTGATAGGCTATCAGTCAACGTCTCGGTGCTCAAAAATCCATCCATAACTCCATCCTTAATAAACACATCAACTCCATTAACAACATATGTCACCGCCCATATGATGCACTCTATAGGATTGCCTAAGCCTGAAAAACATTCAAAAATCTTTGATAAAGATCCATGTAATATTTTCTCACTCCATTCCACCAGAATACTAGGGCACAATAATGTTGTCCAGATTTTTAACAGTAGCTCCATAAACTTTTGAGCAAATTTATTTGTTTTAAATTTCTCTATGTCTACCACTAATGTCTTCAACCAGTTCGACAAATCGCTAAATGTTCCACTGCAATCTTTAACACTGTTTATAATATCTTTAATACTATCATATAACATAAATGATAGCGAATTTTTACACAACATTAACAGTGCTGATAATCCAGTAATTATAGGATGATCATAATACTTCATTGCAAAAACACCAAACAATTTCTCAAAGAATGACACGATAGTATTGGTATCAATCTTCTTATCTTCTTTTCCTGCTTGCGGTTTAAC